TTAACAACCCAATGACGCGTAGAGACCGACATCTCGGAAACACCCTGGATTACTTGCGAAAGCAAGCAATCAGGCGAGTACCTCTCCGGCATGAGAAAAGAGAGTACGGGTTTGGAAATGAGTCGACGCTCCCGAACCGAAAAAGTTCGAGAGTTCAACTCAATCCACTTCGAAGAGAAGCCGGTCTTCTCTTCATTGACGACGAATCCGAATACAGACGTAACTTCCACCCATAAAGAGTAGAATTTACGATCTGCACAAAAAGCAACGTCGTCCCCGTTGAATATCCCAACCCGGTGAGCACCGGGGCCATAGGTGACATCGCAAGCGATGTCAAAGCAGGCCTTGTTGAGCAGACAGAGTAATGGGAAACTAACCAGGTTTCCCATCATACTGCCCCTCCGGATAGGATGAAACCTACCCGAACGAGACCTCCACCTAATACCCCGGAAGCTGCCCAAAAGGACATTCCTCTCCTCCTCAGTGAGATCCGGATCCTCCGCGAGTTGACTTATGATGGCCTCTACCGCAGGATGAAAAATCCTGTCGGTAGCCGAGGAATAATCGCCAGAAACAAACGATTCTCCCTCGCGACGATCACTAACAACTCGAAGAAACTCCTCTTTTCCAACGTCCCCACGAACACACCATCCAAAGGAACTGATGTGATCATACAGGGCATTATGAACTGGGGTAAGACACTCCTTAACGCGAGCGCTTTGCATCGTGACCACTCGATGCTTTCCCTTCGTTTTAGCAACTCCGACACGAACCGCGGAGTCATCAGGAGAAAAATCCTGAACAGCGGTACCGAGGGTACCGCCAGCCTTTCTTTCAGTCTCATAACAGCCCTGCTGGTCAGGGACATAACCACAAGGGAGATAGGGATCCCTTCCATCCTCCCTACACGCGGCAAGACGCCGCCCCCACCCCGTCGTCAACTCCCGAATACGACGTGTAAGCAACCAACAAGGGTCCTTACACCAAGAAGTAGGAGGGATAGTGGTTGGACCGGATGACACCGAATCCACCCACTGTTGACGAGCTTTATCGCCGGCTATACGATCGCAACTCGAACAAGGGACATCGAACAGTCTTTTGACAGACTTAAGGACTCCAAGTAACCGGAGTTCTCGTCTTCGCGAGTTGCACTTACTGCCAGGTATGTTGTCA